GAATGACGCAGTAACGGCGCCCACGAGCATTTAACTTGGTGATCAGTTCCACAATGCCTGTACGAGCAGCCATCATCTCAATCAGCAGCAGCCCGACAGACAGCGCATCAGCCTTAGCCCATCGCGTAGTGACCAAGTTGACTGCCTTGGCTGCTTCACGCGCAAACCTGCGTTTAAACTTCTGTCCAACCTTCTTGAATGTTTTCTTCTGTACTGTGCGAAGGAAATCGGGGCTGTTAGCAGCGAGGTCAGCGAGAAGAATCTCATCTTCAATAGCGCGACCGATAGCAACACAAGTACTAGTCAGCATTCGTTCTTGCGACAGCGCATCAACGACCACCTTAGACGCAATGACGGCAATCTTGGCGGGATCTAGTTGCTGCAAGAAGGACAGGCACCGATGCCTACGACCTGCCCCGGTAGATGATTTAGCAATCCAATTCTCAATTTCATTTGCCAATTCAGTAGTGCAGCGATTAAGCATCATCCGTCCGGGGATGGTGTTGCTCTCTGCTGCAATGCGGTGGGCTTTAGCAGTACGGTTTTGATACCGTTGCTTGCCAAGTTCAACCATTTCCTTGTCGAGTTTGCTTTGGCGCATAGGGTTTCTAGGATCCTAGAAAAAGTATACCATAAAAAAACCTCCGGCATACACCGAAGTGTATACAGGAGGCTCGAAAGGAAAGGAGAACGCTGTTTTCACAGCGCGTGGATTATATCAAGCCAACAGGTAGGAAGCCTTGAGTTGCTTCTCAAAGTTCATCACGCGCTGCGGACGCTCCGTAATGGTGAACTCCTTAGCGAGGTGCGTGTACGCATTGTGGACATTCCACAAGCACATCCTGTTGCTGTCGTAATCAAACGAAGGATTCATTGCCTCATCTACAAAGTCAACAACCGAAGACTTAGGCAACAAACCGCTACGACCAAGGTTAACAGCAAAGGTAGACAACTGCTGCTCATTGGTGAATTTCTGACGCAAACCATTGTAGAAGATAGAAGCATTAGTCACCTCTTCCTCAAAGGAGTTAACAGCGGCTGAGATCATACCCGGCAAGCGATCCCACACATGGGTAGTGTGTTTGGTCTTGAGGATGTGATCGGCAACCATCAGCCCGTTAGAACAGGCGAAGACCCTACCTCCGAAAAGGATTGAGGCAGGACGGGTCATGTTGTAACTGTTGACCAAGGCGCAAGTCCACTCCATCTCAGGGTTAGTAATGGTGGGCTTGCTGACCGTCATGTTAGACACGAAGATTGGCTTGGAGTGATGCACAACGTGCGACTCCTTGCTGACGGTGTAACCACGGTTCTCAAACTGTCGGACGGTCAGGTTCCACAAGTCTTCCTGCGGTACCGGGGTGTACGAAGCAGTAGGAGCGGGGAACGGGATCGATGCCAAGTTGCCGAGCGAACGATAAGTGTTCTTCATTGCAGTAACCTTTCGAGTAGTTTCTAGGATCCTAGAATTATTTATTCTTCCGCTTAGAAGGCGGCTTGAATGCCAAACACAAACTGATGAATATGTCCTCTGACTCAGATAGCCAAAGTTTATTCTGATCAACACGCCACACAACGAGTGAAGCGAAGTTGAACGCCATCTCTTGGTCTCCTGCACTAGAGTAGTCCCAAGTTTGTTTAACAGTATCGGTGATTAGAAACCGTTCACTCACTCGCCCCCCTGTACCTCGGCTATGTCTAGCCAACCAACACGGGTGCGTTCTTCATCGATCCAAGCGGCGATAGAGTAAGCCTTGTGCGTCTTGGGATCGACAAGCAGTAGTGAGATGACGTAATCACCTTCGTTGAGGTTGTCTCCGGCGATACCGATACCCGCAACAACGCAACCCGCAAGCGGTCGAGCGCGGTTGAAGTGGTAGGTAGCACCCGCAGGGGTGTCAGCATCGGGCTGAATACCTTTCCAATTAGAATCTTGCATAGCAGTTCTCCTTTCTAGAGATTCGCGTTATTGGGTAAAGAGGGGTATGCGCGACCCACCCCATTGAAAGGCTTAGGACTTGATGGTAACAGGAATGCGCTTGAGCAATTCGTTTACTACAGCAAACGCCAATTCTCGCACATCAATCTCTGAGGCAAGCGCGGACAGATCCAATTCAGACGCAACATCTGAGCAGGACATCTCTTGAGCAACATCATACGCGGAGATATGTTCTGCAACATCAGAGGCAGAGATATCGTCAGCAATGCACTCAGCAACGTCTGAGGTGCTGAACTCTGAGGCGAGATCCGACAGGCTGATCTCCTCTGCAACCGCCTTGGCATCAGGCATGGGGTTCGACTTGATTGCGACCTGATCTGCGAGATACGAGAGGGTGTCTTCTGACAAACTAACGGTGAAATCTACCATTGTGTTCCTTTCGAGAACTTTTCTAGGATCCTAGAAGATATTCGGAAACGCTCCGAACACCTCTGATCCATGCGCCAATTGTACCAAACATTCTGTTGTTGTCAAGCGTTTACAATTCTGTATTTGTCCACAAAGTAACTGCGATTTGATGGATGCGGTCAACACGCAACGCGTCTTCGTAAGCAGCAATAGCAGTAGTCAAATCTTCAAGCGCCTTGTGTACGCCCTCGGTAATAGTGTCCCCATGATGCATGGCTACACCGTCTTCATTGAGGACGCTGTACGCGGTAATGTAACGCGCATCCTGCAAGGAAGCCAAGCCCGAATAAAACCCGGCGCCTTTGTCGGTCGTGACTGTTAGATAGATTCGCATTCTGTTCTCCTGTTAGGGTTTACAACAAACGGGGAATTCATATCGATGTTTCCCTTTGCCCGAAGTCCAACGATAGCACCACCAACGGTTAGTGGATCTGTATAGCGCCGATCATTCGCATCGCCGTTGATAACACGCCATTCTTTATAGCCACGAACAAAAGTTAATGGTAAGGGTTCATCGCGTTTAACCTTGAATACCATTGCAACATTTCCACCTTGGCGTAGGTATTCAGCGCAGTCCTGCCAATTCCTACCGGAGTATGACAAGGTCAGGTTGATGGCAGAATTGAATCTCAACGAGCGTAATGCACGAGCAAGACTCTTAGTGTAGTCGTAGTTATGCTCGGAGAAGTTGTAAATGTCAGGCGCAACATCTTCCCAAGGTATGTCACTCAGGACATTACTACGGAAGGCAAACTTCTTGTACTTAACACGGGCGGCGTTTAGTTCGTGATACAGATTACGGAAGAAGTAGTACGGCGATTCCATGAGGAAACGGGTCTTCTTGATCCGAGCCTCTACAACATTGCTGAAACGAGAGCGACCTGCGGTTACACCAAGGCAAGCAGCCTCGCACTCAGCCGAACGATTCGGACAGAGTTGATACCCCGACATTCCCGCAGGAGCCAAGGTAAGCCCGATGATGGGCAAGCCACCGCCCTTGGTGAACTTGGTGTTGCTGTCGGGTGATGACAGTAACTTTTGATAGTGACGCGGGAATTTATAACCCATGAGGTAGTCCCTGTGAGCCATCCACGAGGCGGCTTCAAGGGCTTCCCAATTTGGAACTTGCATACCTGATGTTGTAAGAAGAGTTAGCATATTTTCCTTTCGAGAAAAACTTTCTAGGATCCTAGAAACCCGTCGTTGAGTTCTAGGATCCTAGAAAGATTAGTGAGTGGACTCGTCGTTATACCCTAGGATCAACGCGACCATAAGGGCAGGGTAAAAGATGATGCAAATGCACCATCCGATAAAGACAAAGGCAGTCAAAGCATCGCCACCTGACCTGTCTTAAGATCAGCAATGGCATTCGGGACATCTAACTCCTTGCGTACCTCAAAGGCACGAGCAAGCATCCACCTGCTCATCAACTCAAAGCCGTGAGCCTCTGCTTCCTCTTTGGTAGCAAAGCGGCAGGAGTTGGTAGTGCGCTGCTTCTCTCCGGTATCGAAGTAGGCAGCCCACGACCCCGCAATGGGAAGAAACTGTTTCTGAATGACCTTCAGATCTTCGATCTCAAGTTGAATGGAGTGGACATAATCTCCACCACCAATACCCTCCGCTTGATCCTCAAGAATGAGGATGCGGGAATGTAGACAATCACAGACAATCTTGCGTTGGATTTCAGTAAGCACGGAGGCGTCCTTTCAATGCGGTTGCGAGGAGAATGTAAAACGATTCCGAATCAACGATACGATCCACAACAATCTGAGCAAATGTAGCATCGTTGCAACAGGCACAGGCAGCGTAAGGCGTAGTAACAGTTGGAGAAGGAGCCTCCTTGATATGAGCCTTCTCGTTTGCCTCATTGCCTACATCATCCAAGGCTTCCCCGATGTAGTCGAGGTCAGCGTGTAGGGTGTGGTAGACATGACGCCACTCTAACTTGTTGATGTTATCGAAGGTGATCTCTGAGGTGTTCTCAAGCCACAACTCTACGATGTCTGCTTCTCTGAAAAAGCCTTGGTCTGAGAGGTGTGGTACCAAATCACGGATGCGGTCTATTACAGTCTTCATGCTGATTCCTTTCGTGAATCTTCTAGGATCCTAGAAACACTACTGCGACACGCGTCACAGTATTCTTCTCCACCCGCCTCGCACAACTCGCAGTCATGCATGAAAGGCTTTGGAGCGTGTATTGTACGCGAAATAAACAGATTGTCAATAGACAGGCTGAGTGCGCGCTTGCTACCTAAGATAATCTTGGTGCGGGTATGCATTATTTATCCTCCGTATAAACCGCAATGGTTGCGATTGGTTGAACATTACACGCATTGATTTGATCGTTGCAAAGATCCTTAAAATGTTCGTCAGTAATAACAACGATCTGACACCCATTAAGTGTGTTCCAAGTTTCACCGTCAGGAAGAATGATGATTGTGTGTGTTTTCATTGTTTGTCCTCCAAATCAATTTCAAAGCCAACGCTTTCGACTACTTGAAACATTTGCATAAAGTAATCAGCGTGTCGATCCATCTCGCGAAAACGCTTGAGTTGCTCCGCGCCGAGTTCACGCGCCGTATCCTTTGACAAAGAACGACCACAATGACACGCAATGGTGTTGCGTCTTGGTACGCCTTTGTAAACGATGGTGTGATAAAACGGAAGTACCATTACAGTTGCTCCTTAATGATGTCTGCGATCTGAGCAAAGGTCAATTTAAGGTGATCGTTGATCTCTGACATATGATACTCCTTGCGAACACCTTCCTTCGTAGTTACATGGAGCATCGGATTAGATAGCATCGATGCCCATTCTGAAACAGGTGATTGAGGTACAGCAACCGAATAGAAATTCTCACCGTTGTTGTACTTGTGCTGCAACGCCATGACAGTAAAGAATTTGCTGCCAGACCCGATACGAGTCTCTCGTTCCTCCCACTTGATGTCGAACTCCTTGGCGAAGAGGTCACAGAGGACCCCCAACGGGCAGAAGCAGCCGTCCTTTGAGTGAAGGGTGTGGTGTCCTTGCTTGTACTCCCCTGAGCGGAGAGCGGCGATCCAACGAGTTTTAATATCAATCTTCATTTTGTTCCTTTCGAGAGTGTTTTTCTAGGATCCTAGAATTAGTTAGTGGCGTTTTCGATCTTCTTAACAGCGGTTTTGAGAAACTCAGCAACGGTGTTGATGCCCTGATTTTCCATGTTCTGTGCGAGAATGAACAAAGCGTGAGTAGTGAAGAACAGTTCTTCCTTGATACGCTTGCGCTCATCAGCAATAGCATGAGACTTTGCCATTCGCCCCGCCTTCATCATGTCATCAAGGCGTTCTGCTTCCGTATAGGTACGCGGTTCATAAGTGTGTTTTGGGTTTGGGAGTTGCATGGTGGGTTCCTTTCTAGGATCCTAGAATTAAGTTAGAGAGCGTTCTCTGACGCAGATTTGAAGTTGAGCGATAACGCCGCTGAGTACAACGCAATAATCGGTGCCATCTTTGATAGACTGATCCTGTAACTGTTGAAGCGTTCCAATAGGACACGCCACCATACGGCGAATATGGGTGCGTTCTTCTGCCCTACCTTGTACACGGGCGATCTCTATTTCAGACATACCACGGTAAATATCAGTCTCCATTGTGAGTTCCTTTCGAGAACTTTCTAGGATCCTAGAAGACCTGCAACGAGCAGGAGCCTCTTGGATCTGCGCCCATTGTACCATTGATTTGTTTCTTGTCAATAGCGTAGGAAAGTACAAATTGTTTGGACTATGTGGAGAAAGTCACACAAGTTAGGAATATTACAACGACTACCTGTTGGATCCCTGTATATATACCTAGTATAACCTAAGTAGTCCTAGGTCTATACCTAAGTAGTACTTCTCTTAGTCTTATATCTATTCTCTATTAGAGTCTTATATAAGGACTCAGGGATATCTATAGGTAACTACTAGTTTACTACAGGGCATACCCTAAAGCATACGAAAGTCTAGGATCCTAGAAGATCTCGTGTCATGCCCGAGGAGGGCGCCCCGATGACAGTAGATATGATAGTCATGCCCGAAGAGGGTACCCCGTATGACAGTAGATGATAGTCATGCCCGAAGAGGGTACCCCGTTGATAGTGAATGATAGTGGCAGGATTTTTTATTAGGACGCATTCCGGGTTGGCGCGTCAAATTATAAGACCAATAGCCGGGCTAATTATTAGGACGCATAGCTGGGCTAATCCTGGATTTCTGCCCATGAAATAACCCCGGCTACCCTTACGGGCAACCGGGGCTATCGTTTCTAGGATCCTAGAATCCTTATGCCTTGGCGCCGTTCACTACTACCAATTGGCTTTCCGCAGCATCGCGGAGCAATTCGTAGGCACCTTGCGCGTCATTCGGAGCGTATCGATTAGCACATGACCGGATAGCCTTAATCATGTCCATCCGGGTCAATTCCGTACTCTTGCCCTTGGCTGCCTTGGCTGCCTTGACCGGGTCAATGCTACCCTTGGCGTTTCGCAGGTCGGGATTCGCTGCGAGTTTCTTTGCCAATTCGACTACCTTGACCGGATCGTGACCCGTTGCCATCCGTGACCCTGCCACGCGCAGCGTATCCATCGGGAAGTCTGCAATGTCGAGCGTCCCATCCGCCACGATAGCACACCGGGCTACCGCAGCGTCAACCCATGCGTACTTGGTTGACTGTCCGGCAGTCGGCAGCGCCTCGGTCAGCAAGGCTAGCGCCCATTGTGTGGCATCCTTATGACCACTGATCGTCCATGGCTCCATCACAAACAGTTCGGCTAGCCCGGTGGCTACCTTCATCCCGGCAGAATGAGCGGCTTCGGCGTGGGTCAGAACGGACACGATTCCCGCCTTGATGGTGGCACCGTAGCCGCGGCAAGACATGGCAGACTTCGGCATCGTTGCGTCCACCTTGGCAGCAAGCGAAGCGACTGCGGCAGGGAGGGCGATCGGTGCTGCGGACTTCTTAGTGGCTTTCGTAGTCATAGTGTCATCCTCTTTCAGTTTGTCAGCGCCTTGGTCGGTTTCTAGGATCCTAGAATTTCCCGCCTCGGTTGGCTGACTTGCGTATCTTAAACCATGAATGCCGCGCCGTCAAGTAACTGCATGGAATCGGATGGAAATATTTCACAAATAAACGGGTAGGTACAGACTGACCATGCGCCCTGGCGAACGTCCGCATAACTAGCCCGGCTACAGGTACCGATAACGGCAACCCGGAATTAGCCCGATAACCCGCCTAATGCATAGCCATTGCATAACGCGCGGCTATCCATTGGCTATCCGTTGGCTATGCATAGGGCGCTGCCATCGGCTGCCCACGGCGCGGCTGCGGGGTACCCCCACGGGGGGTGTGCGCGCCCTGTGAATCAATTAAGCCCCTTCAGATTTTTTCTCCAAAACCTGTCGTACCCTCAAACTGCACCGCAGGTTGTCAACGGGCTTGCCTTTTAAGGGGGCTAGGATGCCTCAGGATCGCTCCGTGGACTCAAAGGCAGTCGAGACCCATCTTCGTCTCCTGAATCGCCCTGAGGGCATTCTGGCGGCTTCTTGGGAAAGACACACAGATCAGGGTTCTCCCCTACGATTTGGCTAAGGGATACCTCTAGAGTCCTTATCTTTGACTCAGTTAGTCCTAAATCATGTACTTCATTAATCATTTCTAGTATTTCATGTAAGAGAGTACTAGAGAGTATACTACCTTGGATGTCTTCTGATACTAAGATCCTAGGACTAGGGAAGAATAAGAACTCCCCAAACTCATTCTTAGCCATCTTTGTGGTGATAACAGGTATACTGTAGGGATACCATTTGATTACTAGATCCCCCATTGGGCTGCCATTGCCTCTGCAATGCCCTTGAAGGTGCGACTACGAACAGTACTGCGGACTCCGGGCGCACTATTGCTTGCATTACATAGCCACTTAGTCATGCGTTTTCCGTTCTTTAAGACAACAAATTCGCCTTTAGAAACGATATTTGTTGGTTGTAGTCGGGGCAGATTCTTAAGCCATAAACAAGTAGTTTTCTCTGCTTCGTGACCAAATTGCCAAGGATGTATGCGCTGATGAGGTCTACGAATTTGGGTAGAAATAACACCAACAGGGTTCTCCACACAGATCTTAGGAATAGGGGCAGCCATCAGTTGGCGCACAAACTCTAAAGCCTGTTGCTGTACCCCACTAGCCTGTTTTTCTTTGAAGTATCTTGCTCCTGCAACTGCCAAGTGGGTGCAAGGAGGATGAGCAATCATAATGTCCCATCCCTCATTTAAGAGTTCAAGCACATCGCCCACATGGTGGTTCCCCGGCTCCTCTGTTTCCTTGATGTCGCAAGACAAGGCGTAATGCCCTAGGGCTGCAAAGGCGTCTCTGACTGCCCCGCTGCACTCACAGGCAACTAAGACACGCATGGTTAGCCTTGAGACTTCAGTAGCAAAGCCAAGAGCATATTTTTAAAGTCATCCTTAGGCTCTGCCTTGGGCTTCTGAGGACCCATAAGAGCAGTAGCCGGGTTGTTAGCAAGAGCGGGAGTCAGGGTAGATTCCTTGTCTCCTGCTAGTTGTTCCTGATAAGTCTCTGTTGCCTTGTCTTCAGGCTGCTTATCTTCCATCATCATCTGCAACAAAGCCATTAGCAGTTGATTTTTCTTGTTGTCTTTGCTTTGTTGCGCCCTATATGCTCCGGCTCCCTGATACTGTGGATTGTTGGATCCCTGTTGATTTCGATAACGACTAAGGCTGTCGGTTCGATTATCTGCAACAATGATGGGAGTAGCGTCAGCCATAGGAAACTCCTTACTTAATTCTACGCGTCTTCATACGGTTGCCATACAACTGTTTAAGCGAATCCTTAACAGGATGTAAAGAAGCATCCTTTAAAGTAAACGCATTAGCGCCTAAATGTTCTTTGATGTTATGGGGCGTACTGATGTGGGCTTGAGCCGGAGGAGGTGAGGGTGGTGGAGGAGGCATAGCAAAATCCTTACTTCTTAGGCGTCTTATTTGTACGATGACTGTTTACACGCCCATTAAATAGGGTATCCATATTCAAAGTAGTAGCCGATGGGTTGTTATTTGCGGCTGTAGGAGAAGTCGTGTTGTTCGCCGAACGAGTAGCCATAGGAGCCTGAGAAAGGTTGCCCTTCTTAATTACTGCCTTACTCGAAGGAGAAGTAGTGGTGGTAATAGGGTTCTTGTTTGGAACAGTAGTTGGACTAGTGTTTGTAGGAGCGACTGTAACTTCTGCCTTTGCCATGTGTAAATTCCTTAAAAAGATTTAATGTTTTGCACGGTTTACTGACCGATGCACAATTCTCAGATTAGACATACGATTGTCTTTTGGATTGCCATTCTTATGGTCAACGTCTTTGTTATCGCCCTTACTAACGGCTCCCTTTTTGATCATAAGACGCCGCATCTTGTTTCGAGAAGCCCGATCCTTCTTTGAGGAGGTGCTGCTTTGGAACTTAGCGTACTCGTCTTTATAGTCTCTTGGTTTAGCCATTAGCAGTCCCATCGCTTTCTTGCAGCCAAGCCGCGTTCGCCCTTCCAAGAACTACTACGCGCACAGAATGACTTGTGCCTTGGGTTGTCCTTGTCCTTTGTGGGGGCTTTAAGATTACTTCCTGTTTCACGATTGTACTTAGCGCGTCCCTTAGCAGTTAACCCGGCTCCCTTGGGGATGGATAACTTCTCGCCGCGACCTACCGATAAATTGGGCTTCTTCTTACTTGGCATTTGAACTCCGAAACTGTATCAAGATCTTTGGAGGAAGTTCCTCTCTAAGTTCGCGCATTGCCCTTGCTAGGGCTTTAGACGCAACAAGAGCCTCATCACTCCTTAGATGCTGTTCATATCTACAAACCGCAGCACAGGCTTTTGTCACTAGGACGGCATCTAGATGTTTATCCATGAGTCTTGATCCCTTGCCTTTCTGCCTAAAGCGTTGTCTACAAAGCGGTCAATTTCCTTTTGGAATTCATCTTCAGCGTGATTCAGCATCTTGCGGTGGACATCCTGCCCCATCTGCTCTACCCACGAGGACACAGCCATAGACAAGACATCGATTCTATCGTCGTAAGCCAAGGCGCCCTTAGCGCGGGTAATGCGGGACATCTGCCACATCAGGCTGTACTGCAAGGACTTCTCTGAGGCGTACTGCTTGGTGGACTCGTAGTCATCCCGGATGACCCCTGCATCAATAACCAAGCGGTGCTGATTCATCACAGGCTCTAGAACGTCAATAATGCGCCTTTCCTTTTGGATATTGTGGCGCACTTCCTCGACTGAGCAGGGATAAATCTTTACAAGATAGGGCTTCAGCAGTTCTGTGAACATACCATCACCGAAATTGGATTCGATGATAATCTTGTTGACTTTCTGACACTTGGCTACGTTCACGAGTTTAGACAGGGTCTCCTCGCTGTAGCCACCCTTGACTCCTCCGGCAGCCGTGACGTACAAGAAGCCATTCAACATCTTGACCACGGCATATGCGGTTTCGTTATCGCCACGACCACTTGGGTCGATAGCCATAATCCCGCCCTCGTAGGGAATCCACTTGCCTAGGATATCCATCGGTCCGTAGTATCGGTCACCATTAAAGCCCACACAGGGAATGTCTTTAACGATGTTGTTGGTATTAGTTGCCCAAACAACACCCTCAGGCGCACACTCCGGATTTAATCCAAGTACCGTGAGATCCGACAATTTAAGTGGATAACGGTCTGCGTCACTCAGGGTGCTGTCGAGCATGAACTGCAAGGCAAAGCCTGTGCGTCCATAGGAGGCTTCGCGCTCCATGAGGTCAATGTTGTTAAAGCGTCTAGGATCCGTAGCCTCGCCTTCCACACCATTCCTCAGGGTCAAAGCCAACTTCTCACCAAAAGCCGTTCTCAGGCGTTCGTCAGGGTATCTAGCACACCAAATACGGGTGTTGTAGCCCTTCTCATGCAGACTATGGTAGATCGACTGCTCTGTCTGCGGCGTACCGAGAAAGATCACCTCCCCTCCGGGTTTGAGAACGGCTTCAAATTCGGCAATAGATGTGTGCAACTTCTCACGCATTGCGAATGTGGCTGAGTTATTTAAACTTTCCACATCGTCAGCAATGATCAAGTCAGCGCGGCTACCCGTAATCTGACTTGTGATTCCCTTAGATACCACACTTGGAGCCTGAGAGGCAGGGGCAGGACCCACATCGAACGCAATCTTGGAGTTGCGCTGATCCTCACGGGGCTTCAGATGCTGACACAGGGGCAGTTCGTTGATCAGCCGCAGCGTAAACGTACTGAAATCATCAGCACGTTGTTTAGACGCTGAGACCACCAAGACGTTCAACCGAGGGTCGTGCAGCAAACGAAAGACCACATAAGCACTCGTGAGCCAACTCTTGCCTACCCCACGGAAGGCTTGCACGACACGCCTACGGTCACCCTTTTGAAGATAAGAGGCAATGTCTAGTTGGATGGGGGTGGGCTCCGGGAGCCCCAAATGATCCCAAGCAAGGAACACAAAGTTCCTAAAGTCTTTTAGTTTGCGTTCAAGTTCACTCACGCAGCCTCTTCTTCATCAAAAGGCATGATCTTGGCGAGGTTCAGCATAGGAACACTTGCGTCAACCACGCAGTCAATACTGTTGTCCTTTAAAAATTGACGGGCTACGTTCAGTTCAGAAGAAGTGGCAGAGCCGTCAGAAATCTTTCGGAGCAACTCTTCTGCAAGAGCGGCGTGAATCTGTTCTAGCGTGTGTTTATTCATGTGAAAGCCTTAATTGCTAAATTGAGCCCTACCGAAACTCCGGCGCCTATTGCGGCTGCCATGCCCATTGTGAAGGATCTTGAATGCTCTAGTTCGCGTAGGCGTTCTTCGTGATTCTTGATCTGCTCTTCATGCAGCCTTTGCATTTGTAGAATAGCATCTACTTTTCCTTCAAGCCTACCAACCGCTAACATTAATTCGGCTTCGGTATGCATAGTAGTTTCTTTCAATAGATACGTTCAACCGTAATGATGTTTGTGTAGGTGTACCCGGTTGAAAGATTAAAGGTGTTAGAACGTGTGGGCTTAATAGTTCTAATTAGAATAGCAACGCCAACTGCCGGAGCCCCGGCTACAAAAGATAGGTCTTTTGAACTTGAATTAATGGTGTACGCTGATGGGGGTTGTACTACATTATTTAGAGTTACAAGGTAATCGTTAACGTCTACGCTGTTCATGCCACTCCCAAGGACTGAGGCGGTGGCAAACGTATTATCCACGCCATCTCCGGTATAGACTTGGGTTTGTGTGGTTTCGTCTGTTACATGGGGAACAGGCAAAAGAGTGATATAACCTGAGATAGGAAAAGTCGAACCGTTAGAGGCACCCCTATAAATTGTCTCAAATACCGTAGTACTTACTTGGGGTTTCGGAACTGAACTAGAAACTGTGTTTTGTACCTTTAAAAGATTGTATGAAACACGCCATACCGCGTTGGTGTCAATATTTGAAAAGTATAGATCTTGCCCTGCGGTAGTTGGACTTGAACCTGATGTTGTAAAATTACAAACAATTACAAATTCTTTATTAAGTTCACCATAAGCCCCGGCATTTGAAAGATTTACTTCTATGTGGTTTACAACTGTATTTGAAGCGGTGGTATAGTTTCTTACTTCAACAGTAGGCGTTATACCTAAAGTAGTTTTTGCCGTTGAGGCACTTGCGGTGTTTAACAACGACAGACCAAAAGTACTGTTTGGTAGGGTGCCGATTGTTCCCGCAGTAGTTGTTCCCAATACAACATTAGCCCCTACGCCTTGCATCTTGGCAAAGGTAACACTTGCGTTATCGATGTCCGTAGTACCTACGGTTGTCTTAAGAGCAAGCGGCTGCAACTGAAGGGCTGTGCGTTGGTCTGCTTCGGTTGTCTTAGTAAGAAAGGTCTGCGCCAACGGTGTGCAGGTAACCTCTTCAACCACTCCGGATCCTGCGGTAGTGCGACCAAGCAGTTTGTTGGTGGTTACGTTTTGAATCTTTGCATAGGTCACGTTGGCATCTGTGATCTTTGCAGTAGTTACGCTATTTGAGTCAAGTTTTGCAGCAGTTACCGCAGAATCGTTAAGTTTAGCCGTAGTGACGTTACCGTCAACAATCATTGCCGTCTGTACGCTAGAAACAAGACTCCGCGCTACTCCAAGATTACGAATGCTAATCAACTTAGAAGAAGCCACAACGGCACTAAAGATAATCGTAGTAGCCGTTAAGGTATAAGAACTTGGGGGCTGCACTACGCCATCAATGGTGACAAAGAACAGATCTTTGTTTAGTCCCGAAGGAGCAGGACTAAGAGTATAGGTAGCCACACCCGTAGCCGTAATTGACCACAACTCCGGCTGCATTGTTGAGCCACCAAAGAGCGTTGCTAGGTTGAATTGGTTAACCGTAACGGCATCCTGAGCGGCAGTACCGTCAGCAATTTCAGTAATCTGCTTGTTTGATGCAGTCCATGCGGTCTGCGTTACATTAAGACCCAAAGCACCGGAGCCGCTGTCGTTGGACTCTTGGGCTACATGGACAAGCCCCTGTACTGCCTTATCAAGATCTCCGGCAGTCAAAACCGAGCCATCGCTAAAGTCAATAATGTTGGATTGGAATGCAGACAAATCCAAACTACCGCTAATTCTTGCTGTTTCCCGTTGCAGACGAATGGTTACGCCTGTTCCCGGAGCCGTAGTAAACTGAACCGAAGGTGCAGTAGACATGGTAATAAAAGAATACCCTGTCGTTTGAAGAACATCATTCAAATACACCTTTAAAAAGGCGGTGCTTACCCACCCATCAATGCCGGATAAAGCAAAAACTGTAGTTGAATTGTTGCCTGTATATAGTTTGTAACTGTTTGCCATGTTGGTTTCTCCTTAGATTCATTACCTGTCGCGGGGTTGGGTTTTGGGTAGACGGTAGTAATCTGCAATTTCAGATTCTGCTACGTTCAAAAACTGTTTAAGACCGGGTAGATTCTGTCCAAACAAGGACAACCGGGCTGAGTGTAGGGTTCGTTGTGTAAAGTCACGGCTCAGGCGCGATCCTGTTGCTTTGGCAACCGTAGCGCCATAAAGGTCTTTGCCTAAACCATAGGTGCGCTTAAGCGTATCCTCAAGAGGGAAACCAAATGTGGACTGTCCGCTATAGCGATACTGCGAGAAGATTGGATCCGGATCTACCGTGTTCTGCCACACGCCATCAGCAAGCATCAGCGCAATAAAGAATTCTGATGGACCTGCCACAGCGCCACGAACAAAACCTCCGGCAGTCAAAGTAGATTCAAGTTCCTTGGTCTTTTCAGTATCTGAGGTGTTCTTGTACGAGCGCCAATCGGCGTAGTTACGTCCATAGGCAATGATGCCGGAGAACAGCAACGTAGAACCAATTTCAGCAGCCACACGCTTTCCACCGCCCTGCTGTACGCGACCTACGTTCTGCAATAGGAAGTTATCTATGCCCTTCAAGTTAAAGGATCTGAACTGCGTTGCCGCGCTTCCCCAAAAGCCAAATAGGCTCTTAGCGAAGTCACCGCGTGTTGGCATATCTTGAATACGAGTACGGATGCAGCGATCTACCATGTCACGCAGTAGATCCATTTCCACCTTATCCATAGCCGCCATACCTACAACGCGCTCTCCTAAGAATCCTTCTTTAATTTCAGCGTTGCGCCCAACATAAGCAACAAGCCTTTCATACTGATCAGAAGTTAAACCAAGTCCCTTGAGGGTAGCGTTATCTAGGCGAGATACGCCTCTATTGGCTACTTCCCACAGGTGTTGCATGGTTGTAGCCGCCGTCAACTGCTGTGTCCAACTTGTCAAAGGCGCAAGACCCGACACATCGGCAAGGAGGTTGGCTGCCATATCAAGACCACCACGAACACCCTTGCTCTCCCGCTCGTTCATATCCAAACCAACATTCATAAACTGACGGCGTAGACGGTCTGTTGAAGGGGACATCCACGCATCAATCCATGATGCAAAGTTCTGTGTAGGACGGTCAAGGTTCCACCAATTGGTGACCATCTCTTCCAAAATAGGCATTTGCTTAATAGTTTTGAACAAGCCAAGACTGCCTACAACTCGTGCGGTTTCGCCCAACTGAGCCAAACCAAACTGTCCTCCCTTTACCAAGTAGCCGTAGGACATCAGGATGCCCTTAGCCTTATCGCTAAATTCAGCAGTACCGGAGTGCAGAGGTTCAAAGCGCATCGCACTTAGGACTTCGCGCAAGCCGCTTTCATGGTTTGGGTTAATAGGACCCGCAACAAGTTTAGCCGTATCCATCACTTCATCAAGACTAGTGAATTTTTGAAAGGGTTGTTGAACGCCATCAACTATTGGTCCCTTAAGTCCATTAGCAGTAGCCGCTTCGTTCATAGCATTCAAGAAACGCTTTTCGTTTACAGCACCCATAACTGAAGTGGTGTACCGCTTAAAGATAAGCGACAAGTCGTTGCTTAGAAGATCGGCTAACTTAAGAGTTGTACTGCCTGAATTAAGATGGTCTGCCGTAGCAGTTATTCCCGCCATCTCATCAAACACAATACGACTGCGACCAAATGGGGTTTTACTTGTTCCCTTTCCCTTAAGAGGCGCAATTAATCCGGCAAGCGAATCTACCAACTCTTGGTCTTGAGCAAGCAGAGGAGCATTTTCAGTTTCAAAAGCAATTCGCTTTAGGCGGTTAGCAAAGACCACCGCTGCCTGTTGCAGATCGCCTGTGATCGTTTGCTCTACACCATCTACAACAATCTTTCGACCGCTCGTTTCAAACGAAGTCTTAAGAAGAGAAACTAAATCCTTCATGCCCTCTTCAGTACCTGTAAGTCGGCGAATGCGCTCAAAGCGCCACAAGCGGGGTAGGTAATTGGCAACCGCCGAGTTAGTAAATCCGGCTACTCCTGCTTCAAACGCAATGTTATGCAAGCGTTGAAATAGTTTCTTAGCCCCATCTGCTGTTTCATTGACGGCTTCTACAGCATCAGGAGTTCCGCTGCGGAGTACGGCTGAAACACGTTCATCAAACTCACGAGCAATCTCTTTGTTTCGCTTACCGAAGCGCGAAAACATTGCGTTAATTAGCGTTGGAGAATCAGTAACAGTTTCTCCCTTAACTCCCATAGCAAACTTTGTAGACCCGTTGCGATAGGCTACTGAGAAATGGAAAAGCGTAGACTGCACGATCTGTATGCCGTGTTCAAAGATCGTTGTGGGCTGTACACCATCGTGAACTCGCCGAGCATTGAAAGAGATGTGTGCCATATACCTTGCCATGCCATTTTCCGATTGCATAGCAAGAGCGGCTTGATTTAAGAAGTTGCTCAAGATAGGAACACGAAGCGTCACTCGCGGAACATTTTCAAATGTAGGTGATCCCGCTGCTCCGGCAATACCTATTCCCATAGCCCCACCACCTCCACTACCGGAAACAGGTGACATCGCGTTGCGAGACATCCTCCTTAATAGGTTATTTGGAATCTCAATAGGAGTTGCGCCGGGAATGCCTTGAACACGTTTATTAATAATGTCAACAACAGCCCTACGTCTACCAAAGGTATCAATAGTTTTACGACCAAGTTTATTTAGACGCTTTGGAGGATTCTGTACGATACTCCGAAGGTCATCGATAACTCCGGCAACCATTTCTCGATCAACAGTTCCCCCACGCTTTTCAATGTCTTCCAACACTTGAAAAATTAATGATTTTGGATTAGCAGGATCAAGGTGCATCTTGCTTTTAAAGCCCTTGTGAATAGCCGTAATCATGTTCTCCCGGCTTGCTACAGACAGGACGTTTCGATCTACTGTGCTGAAACGCGGGAGTACACGGTTGATTAAGGCTTCACTAATCAGTTGAGCCTGTTGTGGATTTCCAACTTCCTTTGCTACTTCTTCCCAAAGACGGGTATTAAAGGCTTTACCCGCAAGACGGCTCTGTTCGGCAGCAAGGACACCACGACTAACCTTCTTAAACAACTCTTGATCAACCGGAATACCTAGGTCTTCAAGGGATTTAACAACGGTCTTTACGGTGGAAGCCGCGCCACGAACAAGCATCTTTCCCGGCTTGACCTTTGATCCCGGACGAATAAAGCGCAACTCATCTCCAACTTGTGGGAGTTCCTTTAGTCCTGCCTTGTGTAGCGCATTACGAACCGTTACAAGATCGTCTTCGTTAATCTGACTTACCTTTACGGTAACACCCTTGAGGCGCTTGCTCAGAGTACGGGGATTTGTTGTGATATCAAGACCAATGTTTGAAGACTCATAGGTAGCACGGTCTACGTTTCCTGCAACAGAACCCTTTAGTTTATTGGCAGCAAACTCCAAACGAATTGCGCCTTCTTCAGCAACAACATTGAGTTTGATCTTTCCCATTGAAGTCCCGTTTCGCAGGATGTTCAACAGGTCAGTAGGTTCCGATATGGTGTGAAACAAGCGTTTTGCAAAGTCGGTGGCTGCAAAGACCTTTCGGGCTACTTCTCCCTTGCCTCCGGGAATAAATCGTCCGGCTGTAGCAACCTCGTAGGGAGGAAAACGTGTAATCTCGCCACCAATATTCACGGTACCCGCTCGAAAACTTCCCGATGTCACAGGAATATTTGAGACTGTTCGAGAGCCGGGAATAAACATATCTCCGGTCTTCTCCCAATCAGCGTGGAGTTCTACGCCAAGTTCATCTGCTGTTCCAAAGCCTCTAGCAAACATAACGCCGTCTGCATTAGCGGTAGAACTAAACTCCCAATTAGGTGCCACATTGATTGTGTACCCTCCGGGCAGATCAGTAACCCGCATTCTTCGTAGATCATCGGCGGCTTCCTGAATGTTCTGCCGAACAAAGGTTCGTCCAAAGACAGCGCCACCAAGGACTCCGGAGATACCTCCTGCAAGTGTTATATTAAACAAAACCTCAGAGGCGTCCGGATTAGAGTTTGGATCAATGCCTTCTTTTACGGCTTGGAACATTGCCTCTTCAGCAATACCTAAAGCGCCATAACGAAAAGCAAGATGCGTGCGCCCCACGGTTTCAGCAGCAGCCGTCACAGCCTCTGCAAGGGGTTGAAGACCACTACTAGCCTCATAGACGGCTTTACCCGCAAGACTAGTGCGTGTACCTAATCCGGCGAGAGCAAAGGGTTCTGCGGCAGCACCAATTGCCATCATCGCAGAGATATCTGTAGCCACACCTACAGCCTTACCAAGCCCGACATTCCCCGTCATCCTTGCTTGTACTTCAGGTAGTCCCATTCGTACAAAGTCGAGCCTGTCTTTAAAGTCTGCATGAGAAGAGGCAGACAAAACATATGGATACTCCTCAAAAGGAATTCCCCGTAGATCTGATGTAATCGCATCAATATTGTTATCCATTCCATGCGACATCGGATCTGTAGCCGGGTTATATTCGTTACGCCCCTTTGCAATGTTTAGGGGATCCTGAGAACCGCTTGGGTCATAGATTTGTAGCCCTTTTTGAATGCCTCGCAAAATCCCTGCACCCATAACAGAAGAACTACGCACTCCGGCAATAAAACTTGAGAATGGAGCAGGATCGTTTTCCTTTTCCCATGCGGTTCTTTCTTGACGGCTATTCGCTTCGTCATTAAGAATACGCGCTTCTTCTGCGGGAGTAAGGCTAAAGATCGGTGAACCAAATATTGCGTCTGCCATAGGAATCCTAAAAAGATTTATCGGTTCAAAAACTTAGTATGCGCCACCGAAAGGAGTGGAGGTCAAAGACTTGAGCATTCCCGGCATATCGCTACCGTAGCCCCTCTTCTTCTTGTCCTCTGCCATCCAAGCAACAAACGCCTGAACCATCTCAGGGGTATCAATTCGCACATCGCTTGGAGACACGATCTGATCCATAAAGTGGTTGTCTCGCCCATCACGAACTCCGAACATAGGTTCACCTGATGGTCTTTCACCAATAACTACAAGTTTGGCGTTCCTGTCCTTGTACTTAGTATCAAGCCAAAACTCAAGAACCTTAGGCGTGATGTCGCCTTTAAAAGCCTTAGCAGGAAGAATAGCGCCATTCACGACAAAGTAATTAGAAGGATCGCTCATCTCCGCTTGAGCCGCTTCAAAGGCTGCATCAGCGTTTAGAGTCGTGCGAAGGTTTGCTGTAACCCGTGCGCGTAGTTCTCGTGCAAAGTAGACAGAGGAGTCTCCGGAGGTGATTCCTAAATCAATAGCAAGATCACGCGACAGGAGTGAAAACTTTTCTCCGTCTTTTTTGCTGCCGTCAAAGACTGTTGTGTAGTCCCACATATTGTTGGGATCAAAACTGTCCGTCTTAAACTGTAGATTCTGTGAGACATCTGCAACAGCATCTCTTACCTTAGAACCATTACGAACTCGACTTACAATATCGTCTAGCGCACTATAAACAACCTTGCCATTCTTTGTGCCGGGATCAATAGCAAACGCCTGATTCATAGGACGATTTGTCTTTCCTATGGCATAAGCATTAATGATGTCATCTAGTCGTGGGTCAAGTTCTTTTTCAATTGATGGGTTCAAGATTGTCGTAAGAGAGCGATTCAATGAAACAGCATAATCCTTGTTTCCATAGGTTTCCCCAAGGGCTAACCGCGAAAAAATAATCTTTCCACGGATGTCGGCTTTCTTTGCTTTTATCTCAAGTGTGTCCTTAGGCGTAGGCATCAGCGTCCCGTTAAAGCCCTCTCCTTGTGCTGCCGCTTCTGCGCCACGATCAATCTCCGCGTTGTACTTTGCATAAGACGTTTCATTAAACTTCTTGACACTTGCCTCATCTGTAGACAAACGCAAATAAGTCATCATTTGAGATTGCTTATCTGCTTGTGCCGCTAAATCAGGGAATGAGCCGCCGTCAAGAAAAGTTTGAAAGTCCCGACCAAAGACCCCAACCGATCCCGGTTGACTCCCTACCCCATTATAGAAAGCATTACCCATGCGATCAACGTATTGACGGTCACGGGCAGGGGCTTGTGCTTGCCACTTCTTTTCAAAGGCATAAAGGTATTTCTCACGCTCAACAGGAGAAGTCCTAAATTCATCCATTTGTCTAATAAGCGCGTTCTTAGCAATAGCGTAAGTCTCTTCATCTGAACGGATAAGCGATCCAAGCGGAGTAGTGGCGGCGGTTTCTAGACGCGCACTCTTATCGACAGTTGTTTCAATAGAGTTGCGCTTATTGTTTTCTCCCATAATGCTCAAGTTTGTCCGTGCATTTTGGATTTCACTTAGCAACCAATCACGCTGCTCCGGTGGGTTTCCTGAAGCATCGAAAGCCTGTAAAATAGCCTCTTCAGTTGTGCCGCCGCTTATCAGAGTTTTAACTTGGGTGTCAGCCCAAGATGCAAACTCTGCTTTCTTTTGAACAGTAAGTCTGTCGGTGTTGTCGTAGATTCGTCCCGCATATAACTCAAGTTGTTGCTGTGCGTAGGCAGTATCCGAAAGCGGTCCGGTTCCTACTTTTAAACTTCTAAAATCATCTAGAAGATTCGGATTGTTTCCGCTTGCAGCCCCTTCCACAAAAGCATCAATTGCTATGTTGTTGACTTGTGTATGTCCCATCACAGCGCCATAACTGTTGAGGCTCTGTGTAAGCATAGATCGCGCTTCAGGCGCTAATTGAGGGTTTTGTCCATCTTCTTCATAGCGACCAACCGCCGCCTCCGTAGCGTTAGCAAGAACTCTGCGTTGCTCGTTTGTTATGTTTTCGAGGTGCCGCATCCCCATGCTTGCCATGAAAGGATTAAACGACTCATAGAAAGCCGCGCTTACATATGCAGAATCCCCCATGCGGGTGTTGGCTTCCTTACTGAAGGTGTAAGCCAAAGCATCGAAATGACTAGAGTCCTTAAAGAAGTCCGGGTTTTGGGCTGCTTGATCGTTGTATCGCTGTTGAAACTCAGCACGAGCATTCAGTCCTTCAATAGCACCACTAGCCTGTTGAGCGCCGATGGCAAGCCACGGGTTCTCAGCAGGATTGATCTGACCATCAGCCACCAACTGCTTGTATGACTTTTGATTGCTATTAACAAGGAACTGTCCCTGTTGTAGGGCTGCTTGATTTTGATCCTTTTTAAAGGCTCCGGCAAACCGAGCAGCAGATACCGATAGGTTGCTGAACGACTCGCTAAACATCAAAGCAAGGTTTACAGATTGCTGATCATAAAGTTCAGCAGCAGCAGCCACGGGCTGTACATAGGTGCTGACAGGTTGCGCCACAACGCCAAGGGAAGGATTAGGTAGAGCCATATTTGTAGTTTTACTTTGGTCGGGCTAGGAGTGGAGGTGGAGCCGGAGTACCGCCTGTGCCTACGCCGGGAGGTGTTTTAAAGGATCCCAATGAGCCGTAGACGTTAAAGCCTGTGCTGATGCCATTCATAATGCTTGTGGCAGGAGATACGGTTTGCACAGGAGGTAGTGGAGCAGGAGTACCTGCGTTAATAGCAGCCTCACCACGAGCGTAGATACCTTGAGCATCCATAGAGAACTGCTGTCTCATGTTGTCTTGGGTGCGGGTAAATGCAGATTCGTGTTCAAGGACATCACGTTCAAACTGCTGATGAAGCAGGGATACCGATTGTCCTGTGATTCCTGCGCGTCCAAAGGACACAGCAGATGTAGCAGATGCGCTCTTAGCCGCACGGGAGATGCCTTCTAGTTCAAGTCGAGCCGCAGCACGAGATTGAAGTTCACGCAAGCCCAACTGATCGATTTGAAGACCTACATCCTTAAGGACGGCTTCCTTGTTGTTTTCGTAGTTTGTTTGTCCGGCAACTTTCAAACGCTTACGATATGCGTTCTGCTCACTTGCTGCTTTGTTTTGAGCAGCCATTCCTACTCCGGCGGCTACCGCTCCAATCCCCAAACTAATTGATACAGGTTCACACATGATTCAAATCCTTAAATAGATTCTAAAATAGGACTTTGGGTTATGCGACAAAACTCAACAAAGGGGCGGCGTTCCACACCATGTGTTGGAATTATACGAATAAACTTAAATTTAAGCCATTCCAAATAACGAATGTGTTCAGTATTACGGCAATCTACTGTATTCATTAGAATTGGATATTTCTCTTGAAAAGCATTAACACAAGTAACCGACTTCTTTAGAAACCCTACGGCAAGGACAGAAATGTCATCTGTTCCTACGCACCAAATCTGTGCCGCAAGTGGGGACTCTGTCGGAGCAATGCCAAACACCCCACAAGGACGCATGGTCTTTGTCTCAAAGAAGGTATAGGCTTCTGTGCTAATGTCTACGGCATCGTGAAGCGCCTGTAGAGGATACTTACCGCTCCCTGCCTGAATCTCTAAACGATCTGCAAGTCTAAGATTAAGAGCGATTGGACGTATGTCTTCGCGCTGTGTCGGATAGATCGTGACCATTTAGTTACGGATAGAACGGGTTTCGTAGACGGCTTCAAGTTCAGCGGCAAGCAACTTACACGGGAAAGGTGAATCGTTGATAACGCTGACCGTTAAGTTGTCATGCTTGGAGTACAAGGGAAGCCTGAAGGTTCCCGAAACAGTCTCAGGAGCGCCAAGAGTCATCAATCCCACCGTGTTGGCAGTACAGAAGTACTCATAGGGATCTTCGTTCTTGATGCTGACTAGCACCTTGAAATAGCCTGTCTCCGCATATTGAATAGACAAGTACCGCAATTGGTACCTACCGGAAACAAAGGAACTGTTGTTGTTGGCGTTTCGCAGGTAGAAAGGAGAGAACGTATAGTTCATGCTGTACTTTGTACCAATCCAAACCTTCTCAGTATCCCACTTACCTTGCACGGTGATAGTGGCTTGTGTGGAAGGAGTAGAGCCGGAGTAGGCTGTTCCGCTCACAATTGGAATTACATACCCATTTGATGAAACCACTTGAGTTAAAGTAGAACTATAACTTAAAGGTTTCGGCAAAGTAAAGGTCGTTTCTTTGGTGTTGGTGTTATATACCCCGGCATTCCCGGCGCTAGTGGCAAAATACACACGTTGGTCGAGGAAGGTCGTAGTGTCTACGCCGGAGACCAAAGCGTCTGTAGTTCCCATACCAACCTTGATCTTTTCGAGCGTCAGCCAACTTGTTGTTGAAGTCTTGGGACGCAGCATTATCGCATAAAGATCTGACTCTACAAATCCTGCCCATACCGGACGAGCCTTTGCAAGGTTAGAGGAGTCGTTAAAGGTAAACTTAAACCACGCTGATTGCACTTTCTGTCGGTCTGATAGGAAGTAGCGGTACCCATACATATCTCCATCAGATACCACGACATTAAACGTGTCATGCGAAGTCGCAGCAAGGCAAGTAACGGGACCTTTGATGTACTGAGGCACTCGACTAGTCAGTTCATCTGCAAGATAGGCACCACTAAGTGCAGGTTGCGGAACAAGTTCACGCATACCCACATAGGCTCCGTTGTTGTAAAGAAAGAAAATAGAGTTAGCCGTAGGGACAGGCTTAACGATTGAAGAGGTGTTTTCAAATTCGCCTACAGGTACAAGGCTGACGGTACTTGGAGTAAACACAGCATCCGCTCGTAGCGCAAGTTGACTTGTGGGGGTAAAGATAATGAGATCTGTGTTGAAAGGCACAGCAGCCATGACTTTACCAACACGAGGACTGCTTGATGCAATATCAATAGGATCGGTATCGGAGAGTTGTGTTGCTGATTCTTTAAAGAAATTAAAGAACTCTCCTACACGACTGAAGATAAGGTTTTCTCCCGACAAGAAGCCAAGGCGGTTCTGAAAGAACACCATGTCTTGAATCTTGTTTCCCGCAAAAGAAGGAAAGGGACAGGTCTTATCGTCCCCAATATATCGTTGTTCCCACTTAAAGGCTGAATAGTCAGCCCCTGCTGCCACTCCGGTGGTTCCTGTAACACCGTCTGCTTTCTTTAGAAGGAAAGTGCCATCTGACTGTCGGATCAAAATCAAAGGCATAGTGCCATAATCCCACAGGTACTTGAGACCCGGAGCAAGCGATTCTTCCCACACTCCGGGACCAAAGGTACCGTTTTCGGCTACAAACTTTACCCAATAGTCATCTGAGGTTTCTTCGGGAACTCCTTCAATCTTTACCATATAGCCGTTAGGGGCTTCCGGAGGCAGATCTTCAAAACGCGGTGTACCTTTGGATATGCCTCCAAATGAAGCAATTCCAACATTACCGATAGAGTCTCCTACACCAAGTTTAAAATCAATAGAACCGACAACGTGAATAGTGTTGTTATACAGGGCGCTTGTGCTGTAGTAACCTGCGGCAGTATCAATTCCCGCTGCCGAGTTGGGTCCGGTTCCGGTGTAGAAACCGCCACTTGCGGGAGTTCGGGCTTCAATCGCGTTGGCTCCTGCTGCAAAGGTCTTTGTAGTAGAACTAGTAACATTTCGTAGACGATAAGTGCCTACGCCGCCTGTTGATGGCACAGATCCGTTTGCACCAAATCCTGTGATTGCTTGTGTCAAAGATCCGGCAGGGGCTCCTCCGTTTACTCCGGATGTTCCTGTAACAATGGAAAAGATTTCATGTCCAATTTGAAGCAAACCCGTTCCGGCAGTAGTTACAGTTAAAACATCATTGACAATGGTTCCTACAATTCCTGTGGAAACCACCGTTGCTGCCGGAAGTGCGCCACTATATAAAGCATTAGCAACATAACTTGTACCATTTTCTCCGGTCGATGCCGTTCTAAATTGGTAAGTTGTGGCGTTTGCTAAAAGTAAAGGATCTGTTGGAGTAATTTTTACGACAAACGTGCGGTCATAGTTGGACTGCTTAACCCAAATCAACCTATTCCTAGCCGGATTAGTGGGGAATTGCGTGGATAAAGTTGCGTCTGCTGCTGCTGTTTGCGTTGTGTTTAAAATGAAAGTCAAATCACCAATCGTAAGGGCTTTACGTTGATAATGAAAAGCAGTTCCTAGACTAGCCCCTGCTGCTACGGTTAGTGTCTGTCGAACCCCCGAAAGATTGTAGACGGCGGGAGTTCCATCTTTCAAGACTACAAACACATACCTTTCAGTTTCATCTCGTTCAATCAGATGAACAAAAGGCGTTTCACTAGTGTTTGCAACAAGTCCGGCTCCGGAAGCATCCGCAATGAACGCTAGGTGTTCTGTCGGCGCTCTCTTTAGCAAACCCTCTACTGCCGATGGCACCGCATTCTCAATAACTTCGGCTTCATTTGTAGCCCGAATAGCGGGGGGCTGTTGGCTTACGCCACCGATGAGATTAGGAATGTTAGTCGTAATAAGAGGCATTATTAGTAGATCCTGTAGGAACCTTGGCGCAGGAAAGGACGAATGACGCTTTCACCTTGGAAGATGTTGTAATCGCCAACTTCATTTTCGTATTCAGTCAATCGGGCTAGGGCTGCAATCTCGTCTTGCATCTCAAACGCATGAAGCGTAGAGGATCCTACTACACGATCTTGAAAGATACGAGAGGCGCGAATAGTAATGTATCGCTTGGCAATCTCAGGCATCTCATCAAAGTCAAGCAGGGTCACCTGTGTGGTCGTTAGAGCCTCTGTAAAGGCGTAGGACGAGGTCACCCGATTATACAGTCGATTGCCACGGATTACCACCTCAAGCGCAACTGTGTCGGACGTAGGGGCAATGTCCACGCGCACAATGCTGTCTGAGATATAGATAAATCCGGTGGTTGTCTCAGGGGTCATCACCACATTCTCATCCGTGTTGAACTGCCAACCATAAGACAGGATATCGCGGGTGGTTTCATCTAGGATGCTTTGAGCAATCAACGAGTCTGCGCGTTGGGCTGCCAACGAGTTAACAGGTGGCTCTCCAATCGCCGAAAGCATCGTGTTGATTGCCTGTAGTTTATTTGTTTTTGTTAGAGCCATTCTAGGATCCTAGAAAGATAGACAAAGAAAAGAGAGGGTGGAACCCAACTTAGGGAACCACCCTCTCTTAAAAACTAGTAACTCAATTAGGCAGTCAGTCCGGTCGAAGAAGACTGCAACTCATAGCAGCACTCTTCGCGCAGGATGTTGTGACCCATTGCATACTTAGCCAACATCAGCGTACCCATACGCTCCATGATGTAGTCAGTCTCAAGGGACAGATCAAGCAACTTCACCGTTGCAACTGCTTCACGGTGGAAGATGATTCCCTGCGTGATTGCGTTGCTCGTTGCGTAGTTGAGACCCGAGTACTTAAGAGAGCCACCGTTTGGGTTATTGCGAACGCCTGAAGCGCCGTGCAGAGCATCCGCAACGCTGCTTTCATCGCTTTGTGGAACATGATTACTCTTCATAATCTTGATACCGTAAGCAGAAGCAATCTGTCCCGTTGCAATCGAACCGTTGTCAGGAGCCCAATCACGATTGATTGCATCATGGCTACCACCAAGGAGCGTGTAGTAAACTTGCGGAGTTACCACGGCAAACCGCTCATCGTTTGGCACGTTGCGCTCATCCATCTTCTGAGCCGCAGTTGCAAAACCCGCAAGAATACTTGCAGAAGTCAGCGTGTAGGTGGTAGTGCCGCAAGGAATCTTTGCACCAAGGTAAGCCGCAGCAGATCCTGCAAAGCGATCCGTAGTTGCACGAGCGCCACCAATGACGGTGCGGATCAAGTTCTTGTCTGCGGTGTAAGCCAATGATCGACCAATTTCAGTCGAGTAGATTGAGCGAACATCGTAGTGATTCTTCATCTCATCGATATCAGCAACGAAGGTTGAAGACACGAGAATATCGTCAATGAAGACGGTGCGCTCGTTGTGCTTGAACTTGTTGAGATACTTGGAAGACTGAACGGTCGATTCAACAGGAGCGGTCAAAGTACCAACAGCACCGCCGGAAGTTTGCGTTCCATAGGTGGTTGTGGTGGACGATGACTGCGAAAGAACAGACTCGCCGGGGGTGTGGTAACCCGCTGCTGCCGTTCCGGTTACAGGGAAGATTGCAGACTTACCACTCTGAATCGTGCGGACACGATGGAGAGGCATCATAATGTTAGCCTTTTCAAAGGTCGTAACAATTTCGCCGCTGAAAATCTTCAGAAAGAGTGCTTCGGTGTCGCCACCTGCTGCATTAAGTTGTCCAATGCGTGACGGGTCGGTATAAGATCCCATAGTTGTTTGTTTTCCTAAATTAGTGAATGATTAGATAGAAGAGGAGTTTGCTGTAACGCGCTTAGAGTTCTCCCTCGCAAGGGGCTAAAAGCAGTCATAGCAGTTTATGCATAATCCATCTAAAATTATGCACAAATGAAAAGAACCCCATAGATTCCTCTATAGGGTTCCGGTTAGACGCACCACTCAGACTTGTCGTCAGGGTACGATCTCCGGCGCAATGCCGGGTTCTTCAGGCACATCAGCAGCCCACCATCCGGCGGGAATTTCTACACGATTAGCCGACTTGATCTTTGTTCCGTCCTTCTGAACTACAAACACTCTTGCAGTCACAGGCTCCGCTAGTTGGACGGGTGTCCCCGAGGGTACGAGCAGCACGGAACTCCCGCACCCGTTGAGCAAAACGCTCCCTAGTACCATTAGCAGTTGGGTCGGCTTGTTTAGCATATGTTTCCTTGGAAACCATCCGTTCAAAGAACTTCAGTAGGGCAGTAACTAACTCACCTACCCACCCCCACATTAGGGAGCAACCTTCTTCTCAGCATCCTTTGCCAAGATCAAGCCGACACCTGCGGTAACTCCGGCAATCACAGTTGCAATGTCAAAGTTAGTAGCAGGATCGCCATCCAAGAAGGCTACAGCAGCGGCTGAAAGCACAGTAAGAATGGTGGCAATACCAAGGGCAGTTGTCTTAAAGTCATGGGGCTTTTTCATCGTGATCCTCCAAAGGCGTTAGAAGTGGCAATTCGGCGTTCAACATCAGCGCGATAAGCAGGATCCTTTGAATAACGTGGATCGCTCATAGCGGTAACAATTTCAGCAACACTACGGAAGGTACCACCGCTTTCGGTCGTAGTACCCCCCTGTAGCAGCCGTCCGGTCTTTGCAATTGAGCCGTTGGTCTGCTCATATCGGGCTCGAAGACCCGCAACAGCCATCTTGATGGTAGAACCATCTCCCTTTTCCATGATGGCGTTATATGCATCCACTTGTTCTTCAGGAATATTGGCTTGAGCCCAAGCGGTCAATGCCTTGTACTGCTCTTCTCCTCCGGCAACCTCCATAATGCTCTTTAGGTTGCCTTCAGCAAGGGCTTCTTGTCCTGCAATGTAAGCCCGAACAGTCGATTCCGGAATGCCAAGAGCGGCAATTTCCTTTACGGACTCTTCGCTCAGGGTTCCATTGGCTGCAAACTCTTCAGAATAAGCATCAAGGGATTCAAGAGACTTCCCGGAAGAGGTCAACTTAGTTTCAAGTGAAGAATAAGCAGCAGCCAACTCTTCAGGCTTAGAAAACTTTTCAGGAAGCCACGAAGGGCGCTCTTCAGCCTTGGGGGCTTCTTGTTCAGCCTTTGCTACGGCTAGAGCATCTACTTCGTTGTTTGAAGTGGCGGTATCGCGGACAATGTCAATCTGTTGGTGGTTACTCATTGTTGTGGTGGAGATTGTTGCTTCTCAATAATGTTTCCGACTGTCTTTGCGGTTTGCGGAACTAGTTGTTGCGCTGTCGCTTGCTGTTGCGCGGCTTCCATTTCACCCTGAATCTGTTCTTCAGTCTTAAGCAACCCCGTAACATCGATTCCAAGACTTGCAGCACGGCGATTCAGGTATTCTCTGAAATCAATATACTGTTGAATACCGCCGGGACCGAGAATCTGTGCAATACCTTGCAAATAAAGATCCAAACGGCTCAAATCATTTCCACGACCAAGAGCATCAATGCCCGTAACGATTGTGGGAGTAATGTACTTCTTATCAATCTTAGGCATCTTCTTAGACTTCGTCAGCCGATCCATCATTCGATGAACCAAAGGCAATTGGAATTCCTGAGACAGGATGCTGTAGATGCCTCCGAGTTGACGCTCAATACTCTGCGTGACTAGGCGAATCTCTTCGGCAGTTACACGTTCAGCATTACGAACTGAGGCTTCAGTAAGCAAGAAGGCGTAGGAAAGGCGCTCGTTGATGGCACCCATCGTTTGCAAAGCAACACCAAGATCTGCCGACTTTGCAACCTGAAGCACCGTAACGTCAGAAGCCATTCCTTCAATAATTGCTCCGTTAGGAGCCTTTGCCAACTTAGAAGCACGGGTGGTGCCTACCGGATTGACAAGGAAAAGCACCTTGGCAGAGGCTGAAGCGGCTTCCACAATACTCTTAGACAGGCTTTCCAAAGAAACCAAGTCACCAAAGTACTGCTCTACATAGCCACGACCGTAGTCCTCGCCATCCACACGATGCATTCGCAAAGCAAGGAAGGGGCTGCGTTCGATTGGATAGATCATATATGATCCGGGAATCTCCATTCCACCCACTTCTTGGTACACCTCGACCCGCTCATCGTCCATGACATGGCAGCAGGTATACAAATCCACGGTGTCTTCAAGGGAGTTTAGGGTGGTCTGAACCGCAGCCTGTACTTCCGGAGGCAGCATTGCAGGAGAAATGGTTTCCTTGAGTATGACCTTCCGGACATTGCCCATCGGATCCCGCTTGACCACATAACGATCAAGACGAATGACCCGCATTGGACCTTCGTCAGGGAAATACAAGAGCGTGTTGCCGCCGACAATCAGTTGCTTAACGGCTTCAAACAGGGGAACGCGAATGCTCAGTCCCTCAATCTCCCGCATAATCAGCCGCTCCATTTGCGACAGACTTTGCTCTGTTTCGCTTTGGGCGCTAGGGGAAAGTTGCTGTAGGTTCTTTACTGCTGCTTCATCAATTACAAAACGAAAGAACGGCGAGTTGGGGGGCAGCAGCGAAAGCAGTAAAGCCGAGGCTAGATTGTTGACACCCCGTGCGCCAACGGATTGGTATGGAGTAACAAACTTACGGCTACTCTGATCCCCTTCGTCCGGAAACAGGTGTGGCAGGGTCAAACGGGCGCAATCACGAGCGCGTTCCAAATAGGTAAAACGCTGTGCTGCGAGTTTAGAATATAGTTCTTTTCCTGACACCTAGGGCTCCTGTTTATTGTTAACTACCAATGCGTAGCATACCGCGTCCGGCTGAGACTCGTGAGGCTCTTTGGGCTGTTTTTTGCTTGTTTCGCATCGCCATTTTATCTGTCGAGGCTACCGATGCCGTTGCTCCTGTGGGGGCGGCTGTGGTTGCTCCGGCTGCGGGTTGGCGATTGATGTACTCTTGTTGTGCGGCTTTCAGTCGAGCGTTGTAGGCAGCCTGTGATTCATTTGCCTTGCCCAAATCAGAGGCTTCAAAGGCAGCCAATTCGGCTTTTTGTCGCTTCTTAAAAGCACTAGAAGATTCTTTTGCTGACATTCCTTCACCCCCACGCAAACGCTCAAGTTTAGTGCGAGTCTTTCCTGCATTTGCCGGATCCGCTTTCCACGCTTGATAGGCTGCATTATCTCGCTTGTAGTACGCGGTATCCGATTCCAAATCGCTATAGCGCGTTACTTCCGATTTAAACTCATTAACTATGTTGCGCTTTGGGGCTACAAAACCCGCAAGGCGGGGATCCGGTTTAGCGGCGGGAGTACACATCACGAACCTGCTTTCTTGATAATCAGGCTTGATTTACCTGAAATGGTGGATGAACGAGGACTTACAAGCCGACCCGTGTTACTGTTGGCTACAATAGTTTCGGTATTCTTAGGCTCTGTATAGGTAGACTTAATACCTAACCTAGCAGCGGTGTACTTTTTAAGTCCTGTTTTATTCAAAGTACTAGGGTCACGAGCAACTCTAGTCTTTGTTCCATCTTCGGCGTATGTCTTTGTCTTTGGAAAAACATCCGAATAGAGTTTAACTTTTGGTGTCTTAGGAGGCTTAGGAGGCTTGTTGTCTACTTTTGCGCTTGTTGCACTTTTCTGCTGTGCGACATAAGCAGCCTGATTAAACCCAACATTTGGAATACCGCTGTTTAATTGAGCCATTCCGGCAAAAGAAATAGGGGCTTCAGGGGTAAGAGCAGCGGTTTGGCTTGCCGCAGCATTCTTCTTAGCCTCGTATGCCTGTCGATCCCAATAAGAAGCCATATAGTTTTTCCTTTTTAATCAAGAAGCGATTCTTCGTTTTGATCGTTATACACCCGCTGTAGATGCATAAAAACCGCACGTTGTCCTGCATAAAAATAAATTTCTTGGAGGGTTTCCCCTACCTTAGCACACCGCTCCGGGTACAAAGTTGAAAGCACCCGAAGCAGTTCTTCAGAAATAGGAGGAAACACGCTATCCTTAGATATGTTATTATTCATCGGTTTCCTTTGCACTTTGGATAAATGCGTATAGAATAATGACATAATTAATCATATCAAGGACGGTGTCCCGCAAGGCTTCATCCTTAACCTTGAATTCTCCTGTAGTCAGGAAGGTGGAGAGCCGGGACATCTTGTCCGTCAGGCGCACCATGATCCCTGACTCCGTCTTGCAGATCCCCATAGACTCGCAGCGGGTGAAATTCAGGAAGGGGTGCTGATCATCCTTACCTCCGCTGTAGTCATGGTTCTTACGCTCAGAGAGCGCACGGGCTTCATCACACAGTTCCTTATGCATGGCTAAGAGTCGAGTACGATTCATGGTGTCCATAGTAGTACCTCCTTTGTTTCCCAATTGTATTCTTTGTGTCGTAAGATTCGCGCACAACGCGCTTGAGTCAGAGCAAACTCTTCAGTATAGCCGTTTGCAATATAGGCTTCCAAGACTTCACTCCACGAGTCAGTCTTAAGAATCTTTGCAGCAGTCACAGGACCCACCCCCGTAATGCCGGGATACCCATCAGTCTTATCCCCGGTCAGGGTCTGCATTAGCCAATTGTGGGTTGCTTCTTCTTCGGTAATCAGACGGGGAGCCTCATCCTTATCCGGATTCCACAACAAGCCGGGGATGGTGTTCAGGTCTTTGTCTGCGGAAACAATAACCGAATCACCGTAAGTTCCCTCTGTCTGCAAGATGCCAATTATGTCATCTCCCTCTAGCGTAGGTTCCTCACGGACAACATACCTAGCCGAAAGCATTTCCTTGACAGGCTTGTATCCGCAAGGTTTACGACAGGCTTTGCGGTGGCTCTTGTACTCAGGGTAAACGTCTTTCCTGAAGTTGAACTTTCCGGTGAACCCTAAGACGCAGAACTGAGCATCTAGAGTTGCCATATACTTTTGAATAGTCACATCGCACAGATGCAAGGCTTCATTGATATTAGAAAAGGCAACATCAGTATCTTCATCAAGCCGCGCTACATATTCGGTAGCAGAGCATATTGAATAGATAAGGATATCGCCATCGATTAGCAAGGTGCGCTGTGGTAAAACAATAGGCTTCTTACGCATTAGTCTGCCTCTTGAGCGTCTGCGGCTCTAGTAAGAACCTCAATCAAGCCATACGTTCCGTGCAGCGTGGACTTCACACAGATGCTGTAACTATCGTCCTTCTTAGGATGTTCTTTGTAACCCACGAACACCATCTCATTGAATCGCTTCTTAAGTTCAAGCAGCAACTCGTCAGTAGTCATGTAATCAATTGGTGTAGACATTCTTTAACCTTTTCAATGTGTCAATGTGTTGTTGTCTGACTGTGCCTCTAGTAGCAACCGCTCGAAACAGGGCAACAATTTGTGGGTATTTGATGACGGAGTATTTGGCAACATGGCTGAGATATTTCAAAGCCCTTTTACCATGTACCGTCCACACAAATACCTTATCGCCTTTGTCCCGAATGGATCCACCCCACTTCTCTTGAAGTAAGCGCAAAGCACCTTGGTGCTTGTTGCTGACCTCAATTGATGGGGAGTGGTTCCATCGAACGCATCCCTCCCCATCAAGCAGCCCCGCTGCATAAGCGTTTAGTGTGTTTCTGCCCAATTGGCTCCGCTTCGATGTACGCCGTCTAATTTGCATCTGAATTTGTAGTACTTTCCGGCTTCTTGAATAGCCTGTACAACAATGTTACCAACAGTTTCTGCGTAGGCAGCATTAACTGTGAACTGATATTCATCATGCACGGTGGCTACTTGCTTTACCGGAATAGATTGCAAAGCAAAGTTGCGGTGGGCTATGACACAGGCTTCCTTCATCACAACCGCTCCTGCACTTTGAAGCAGCGTGTTGAGGGCAGCATGAGTAGACCGGGGATAGAGAGGGCGTGAATCAAGACCACGCATCCATCCACGGGTAGTCATCAGTTGCGTCACGTCTGCCTTGAGGGCTGCATATGCCGGAACCTTGGCTTCAAAGTTCATCCGAGCCTTCTTGCCTCGCGCTCCGGTACCACCAAGAACAAAACCTAACTTGTCATTACCTGCGCCGTAGATGAGCGCATAGATTGCACCCTTTGCCTGATCACGGGCTTGCTTGTGAGTTGGATTTGTCTTGTCCTGCACAGCATCGGTGGTCAACCCGAAGGCTTTGGCATTCTCCCAATGGATGTCTCCGGTCAGGATCGTAGCCGCATATACACCACCATCGTACTTGCCAAGGTAATGAGCGAGGCAGCGCAGTTCCAAACCCGAAGCATCCACCCCAACCAACACCTCGTTAGCAGCCGGGAGGAACAAGGCACGGTACTCAGGCTCCTTGGGAACCTGCGCCAAGTTCGGACTACGGTGGGTACAACGCCCCGTAATCGCTCCGTTGGTGTTCACTAGTCCGTGAATGCGTCCATCAGTAGCGACCGCCCTGAGCCACGCCTCGTCCCCGTCTGCTACCTGCCCAAGACGCTTGATGATTGTCAGGTAACGGCACAGGGTCTTAGCCTCCGGGTATGGAAGATCAGACAGCACCGCTTCGTCAATCCGAGGGCGTCCATCAGGGGTCAACTCAATGGGCTTCCATTGGTATCGCTCCATCAGGCGTTCAGCAATCTGAAGACGAGATCCCGGATTAAAGACTTCAGTCTTCGACTTCATTGCCTTACCTGTCTTCTCAGACACACGCTCAATCACCTTTGGAGGGAAGATCTTCTGCATCTCCTGCTCCAACCCAAGCAACTCTTTACGCAACTCAGCGTGAAGACGCTCTGCACCCTTGATGTCGAAGGGAAAGCCCGTGCGCTCCTGCTTGCGAATGATTGCAGAAAACTCATGCTCAAGAGTGATTGCCTTAACGGCTTCCGGCATTGATGGATGGTTCAGCAAGTGCTTGTACAGCCGATGCGTAACCCGTACATCCTGACGGCAGTAAGCATTGAGTTCTTCTGACGTAGTGAACTCAGGTGCTTGTCCCTTGCCAAGACCAAGGCGGTAGCCCCAAGCCTTGAGACTGTGCGACCCGACCAACTCCTTTGGAAACTCAGGGAGCAGAAAGTCACGCTCCCGGATATCCGCATGAAGCAAACGCGAAACAATTAAAGTGTCGAACACCTGTCCGCTAATCTCAAACTTCGGATAGACCCGCTTGAGTGCAGGGATATCAAAGGATTGAATGTTGTGTCCGATCACAGTATCGGCAGTACTCAGGAGCAGCAAGCCATACTCCATGTCTACCGTCTTAGGCTCTGCACCATCAATACTAATAGCCATGCACAGAATTTCTTTAACGTCAGACAGGTTCAACCAATCAGCCACCATAGGCGTTTCAATATCAAATACAATTTCCATCGTGTTCTCCTTTCAAGAGATTCTAGGATCCTAGAACAAGTCTTCTTTAGTGATGCCCTGCTTTGCCCAAGCCGCAGCAATCTTCTTTAGTGCTATGTCGTGCATCTGTCGTACCTGTGCGGCTGTAACAGGTTCGTCAGGATACTTTGCATTCAATGCTTTTGCAAGTGTCTCCCAAGAGTCCGGCTCTGCTGTTGTAGACATATTGCGGTAAATAGTGGGACGCGTTTCATAGCCGTACCTAATTACCGTAGATACCAATTGTGGGCTGACGCCATACTGCTTGGCTATGTCCACCTTTTTCATGGAAGTCTTGCCAAGGTCTTGAATTTCATTCACTTGTCGTGCAGTTAGTTTGCGGGGTTGCATGGTTCTCCTTTAAATATCATCGTTCACATCCATTGCAATCTCGTGCAATCGTCCTGATTCTTTGAAATATCGCAGCATTCCGGAGAGTCCTGTGTCTCCTGTGAATCTGTTCTTAAGAACCCGAACAAGTAATTCATTGGGCGCTTCGCCTTGCTGATTGCGTTCCAAACCAATAACAGCATCGGCTAACTGAGCAATAGAGTGAGAGCCACGCAGTTGGGCTAGGGAGGTCGTAACACCCTCTTCATGCCCACGGTCTCCATCAGGACGGCGTAGATGCGACACCACAAACATGGCTGCCTGAGTCTCTTCTACGAGGCTACGCAGCGAGGTCATCGCGTTGTCAATCAAGCGGCGCTCATCTCCATCACCTAGTCCGGATACAACGATGGACAAGTGATCTAGGAAAATGTAATCACATCCACATGACTTGATCATGTAACGAATACGAGCAAGAAGATTTTCAGGATTCACAGAACCAAAGTGATCAAGCAGTACCACCTTGGCTACTGTGGCATCAAAGGCTTCGCGCTTCTGCTCCCCTGAAATACCACGCTCTTCCCAAAAGTAGGGAGGTGTATTCAGATGGATACCCATGAGGTTGCGCCCTGTGCGCTTTACATTTTCTTCCAACATGAGCAGCCCAACCTTCTTACCTGAACGAATCAAGTGGCAAACCATTTCACGACAGACAGAGGACTTGCCGATGCCTGTGCCTGAGGTGATGACTACTAGTTCACCCTTACGGATTCCAAGTAACTTATCGTTGAGTGCAGCCCACGGATAAGAAGTCGATTCATTTTTATCATTTTCATTAACAGTATCCCACAGATCCGAACCGAGAACAACGCCATCCGGACGATAGGCTTTAGCGCCATAGACCGCATCGATTACTCGCTTTCCTTCACCCGCCATGTGGGCTTCGTTGGCATCCTTGAAACCTACGATGGTTCCAATCTTTGCTTTGCCCGGTGTAAGCAACATCGCACACTCACGGGCTGCCTTGCGACCCGGCTCATCATCGTCAAACATGATCACTACAGATTCAAATTTTTCTAGCCATTCCAAGTTCGCTTGGAAAGACTTGAGCGCACCTGTAGCACCTGTAGGTACTGAGCAGACTGCCCACTTGTTGCCGAAGAGTTGACCAACAGTAAGAGCATCTACCTCGCCCTCAGTCACGGTAACCATGCGCCCACCATCGCGCCACAAGTGCATACCGTACAGAGGCAGCGACTTTGTATCACCTAGCATTACAAAATCTTTAGATGGGAAGCGTAACTTCTGTGCAACAACGGAGCCATCCTTGATGTACTGAGCAACCTGCACAGTCTGTCCGTTGTATTCACCCATACCGTAGCCCCAAAAGCGGCAGGTATCTTCGGTGATTCCGCGCTTCTTGAGCGGAGCCGTTACTACATCAATCAAAGTAGTATTGGTCTTGGTAACTTCGGCTAAGGGTTCGCCCTTGCCTGTCTCGTAATACTTACAGCCGAAGCAGTAAGCGTGTCCGTCTGTGTACCTAGCGAGGTTGTCCTTGCTCCCACATTGGGGGCAGGACTCATGCTGTAGGAACTCCGATTCGTTGGGGTTCGTCATAATGCTCTTTCCATTCGATTTCGATTCGAGGGTTTGTGCTGTAGCACTTTCGCGCTTCAAGCGTCATAATCTGTCGATCATCTAGCCACGCCCACTCATTGAGCGAATCTAGAATCGACTTCACATGGTTATCAATGTCACCTAGCGGGAACAGGCTTGTGATCTTCTTCGGGGAACGACAGAAGAAAGTCACCTTCACCTTAAGTGGTCCTGCGAGGGGGCAGCCCTTGGGCTTTTTAATTGCACCAAGGGCTGCCTTCGCTTCTTTTCTGTAGTTCTCATAGGTCTTACCGTAGTAGGCAAAGCCCTTCCTAGATATGCGAGGACGGCTTGCCGGAGTAGGTTCAACCCAAAGAACTAATTTCAAAAGTCGGACTCATCTTCCGTTGTGGCAGCCTTCGGGGCTTCGGTCTGCTTGGTGAATCCCTCAGTAGCCTTGAAGCCATAGGCATCAAAGTTATCCCCGGGGGTGTACTCACGGAGTTCGCAGATCTGTACTGCCTTCATGCGAAGGGAGATACCTGCACCAACCATTGCCGTGAAGTAAGGAACGATCTCAAAAGCAACCTTGATCTGTGAACCCGAACCAATGTTCGGAGGCGCATCAAGTGCAGTACCCTGAGCATCAAACAGGACAGGCTTCTGCGCCCACGACTTCTCCGCGTTTCCTGCCTTCGCCTTCAACTTGAACTTGATGCGAACTAGTGAATCGTCCGTTTCCTTAATAGGCAATCCGGAACGCTTCAACTTCTTGCCGCCCTTCTCCTTGCAGGTCTCCGTGTAAGCAGCATCGGCTGCCTTCGTGAGTTCGACAAGGAATGCAGCAGCAGTCTTGTCCTTCGGGTTCAACTCCAACTCCACGCTGTACACCCCATCAGCATCAAACTTGGTATCCGGCGCGTTGAGGCGTGGATAGACTGCGGTACCGAGCGGGGAGGTGATGCGTGCAAACTTCTTACTCATGGCGTTCTCTTTCTTTTCTAGGATCCTAGACTAATTGAAATAGTAGTCTGAATCCTTGACCTTTGATATGTCCAAAGAACCGTACTTTGGCACTTCGGGTATTGTACAGGAAGAAGGCAGATATGTCAATAGCCCCTGACGGAACTCCTCAAGCAGGTCTCTTGAGAAGATGTCAACCGTTGCGTGTCGCACACACGAAGCAGTAGTCATGTAGTCAGCCGAAAGGCACAGGATTTGGTCATGTACTGCACCAAGGTTTTGAATGCCGTTTGCTGCACACATATTAATCGTGTGTCCTAGCAGTCCACCGAAGCCGTCCAACGAATGGATATAGTTAGCAGGACCGCCATTAAGTGCTTTGCGTTTGCTTTGTAATCCGTTGTCTTGGCGCAGCGATAGCACCTTAGCCTTGGCACCGATGCGAGTAGATACGGTAATGGTGTCGTAGTTTTCATAGCGCATACGAACAGGGAAGCCGATGGGCGTCATCCAATGAGGCGTCACATCGTTATCAATAAGCACACTAATACAACCACGAATGAAATCCATTCCACGCTTTGCAGAGCCAACAACATCATCGATAGATTCCCAAATTATTTTGCCTAGAAAAGCAATCGGCTTGTAGGTCTCAAGTCCAAACGGATTCTCACCTGTCTTACGCATCTTGTCTTCAAGCCACTCACGCGTGTAGTTGATACATGAATGCATTGTCAGCCCATAGGGCAGGGTCATTGTCTGACGCTTGGTGGTGTTGCGATCAATACCAAAGCGAAGCAGTTGGGGAGCCATTGGATCCTCAGACTTCTTCAGGCGTTCAATGACCGCTTCAGCCACGAATCTGTACGGATCAGAAGGACAGTCGGAAGGCAGGACGTTGGTTGCTAGGGCTGCAACAGGATCCCGCAACAACATAGAATAGATCTGTAAACCCTGAGTAGTAGCATCCATTGAGATGGGTAGGCGGCTTACAAAGCCTTTGCCATGCTTCCACAAGCCATTAAGTTCACGACAGGCAGCAGCAAACGCGAATGGTTCGTCTGCCTTGAGCCACAAGCGATTAGCCCAAGGGTCTCGTGCGATCTGTTCAATGGTTGCCCTGTTGCCCTCGACCCACGCTACTCTTTTTTGAAGAGGTTCTTTGTCGAGACCGAACTTATTAGCAACCTGAATGTATAGGGGAAACTGATCAGCATCACTATGTAGGGGTTTACCGTTTGCAAAACGAAGCATAGACTTAGCATATGAAACACCCTGTGGTTGCAAGAAGAGGGGCAGGGGATATCCGCGTCCACGAAAGTCTAATTGATGTGGGAACCACAGGGACTTGAAGTCCTTCATCTTGTCACCGATGAACAAGGCTTTCAAGGTCAGGAGTCGCTGTGACTCATACGATTCATTTAGGAAGTGAACCTTAGCCGCAGCCTTGCGCCATTGCCTTCGTGCATCATCGTTCGTGTTGATATCGCTTGGTTTCGTAGGCAGTTGCTCATCAAGTGAAGGAGGCAGACCATCAAGTGAGATGCCTTCTTTCCAACAATCTTTAACCAACTCAAGTGTAATCGGATCGATAGCCCACGGAGTATTCTGAATGAAGTTGACGGACGAATACACGCCCGATGACAGTGAAGTTGATAGTGATTCTTGGTAAGCCTTCGATCTGCTTTTTACGAGAGGTCGAGGCTTCCACTCAAGCGAAGCGTAGCCGCCAATCCAAGGGTTATTCCATTCTAAAGGCTTCTCAACGGTAGGCAAGAACATCGGCTCAAGCGTCTCGTGATACTCGTGACAATTTTTGATCCACTCGCGGATATCTTTGGATGCCTGAATGACGCAGTAACGGCGCCCACGAGCATTTAACTTGGTGATCAGTTCCACAATGCCTGTACGAGCAGCCATCATCTCAATCAGCAGCAGCCCGACAGACAGCGCATCAGCCTTAGCCCATCGCGT